CGCCGCTGCCGGCCGGCGCGATGACCACCAGCGGCCCGGGCAGCTTCTCGCGCATCGTTTCGGCCCACGCCTGCTCGTGCGCGGCCGGGTAGAAGCGCTGCATCTTCGGCTCGGGCGGCACGTCGCAGTACAGATGCACGCGCCCGAGGTAGTTGTGATTGGCGAGCAGGTGGCGCAGTTGCGACGGGTGCCAGTAGCCGTCGTCGGAATCGTGGAACAGCAGCGTTTTCTCGACGCTGCCGATCAGGTTGTGAAAGCGCTCGTATTTGACCGCCTCGTGGCACCAGTAGGCGCGCAGGTCCTCGTCGGTCATGGCGTTGTTCGGCAGCGAGATCACGCGGTCGATGTGCGGATCGTGCGCCAGCATCGCCGCGCCGGTGTGCGCTGTATAGACGGTGACGTGGTAGCCGGCCTGCTTGAGGTGCCAGGCCGGCGAGCTGGCCCACAGGGCATCGCCGTGGCCGCCCACGCGCACGATGGCGGCGCGCTTCTCGGGCAGCGGCACGGTCCATGGGTGGCGCTGGCCGGTGCCAACCGCCTCCTTGCGATAGACCTGGAGGAAACTGTACTCCCGGCCGGCGTCGCGCTCCTCGTTGACCACGAGCGACCAGTTCGGCGCCGCCGCTTCCATGGCGGCGACGATGTCGCCGGGCAGGAAGTCATGCACGTGGTCTGGATTGGCGCCCGGCTCGCCCATGCGCGGGTAGAGGTCGCGGTGCGGCAGGTAGAGCACCAGGTAGCCGCCCGGCTCGATCACCCGCCACCACTCGCGCAGCGCGCCCACGTGGTCGCGGATGTGCTCCAGCGTGTGCGAACTGAACACGCACTGCATGGAGCCGTCTGCGAACGGGCGCAGGCGCGACACGTCCGGCAGGACCATGTCCGGCTTCATCTTGGTGCCGAAAAGCTGCGTGTCTTTCTGCGAGTCGATGCCGATCAGGTGCGGCCAGACCTTGTCCGGGCCGCAGCCCAGGTCCAGGCCGGAATGCAGGTAGGGCAGGACATCGAAGCGGCATTTCGCCGCCTCGTTGCCCTGCGGGTCGTCGATCCTCCAGACCATCAGTGCGCCTCCGCGTGCTGCCCCCGTTGGATGATCCGCATGGCAGGCGGGCGGAGGCAGTCCGCTTTTCGGGTCGCGTCCCTAGCCATGCGAAACCTCTTGCCGTGCGGCTACGATCAGCCGGTGATCATGTCGTCGATCTTGGCGAAGCAGCCGGGCTGCCGCACGCCGGAGTCGGCAAACTGGTTCAGCGTGATCTTCACCTGGCCGGTATCGTCCTTGCTGTACGGATTGACGATCACATCCGGCGCGCCGAAGAAGGCCAACACTTCCTGGCTCCAGTCGGACGAGAAGATGGCGGACGAACAGACCGTGGTCGAGGTGCCCTTGGTCAAGTTGCTCGGCACGTTGGTTGTGACCGCAACGCGGTAGTTGTTCAGCGGGAAGTCGTTGCCGTACTGCGCCCAGATCATCTCCAGGTTTGTGCCGCGGGTGGTCTGCTTGAGCCTGCCGCGGGTCTTGGGGTTGATCAGGTAGCCTGCGCGGGTGTCCGGTTCCGCGTTGGCCACGGCAACCGTCGTTTCGAGATCGACGATGTGAGACCAGGCGGGGGCGACGCCATTGGTGCCGGCGACGACGGTGCCGATGCCGGTGGTGTTGCGGATGCCGGCATGCTGCGGGCTGGTGCCGTTGCCGTTGATCGCCAGGTACTCGATCTGCACCGCGGCGCCGGCCAGCAGGTCGTCACGGATCATGGCCTCGACGTCCATCACGCCCTGGATGATGGCCTGCTTCGACACCTCGACGAAGGCGCCGACGCGCTTGGGCGTCAGGGAGAGCGCGGCGGTCGTCGGGTTGGACTCCGAGGCCGAGCCGATTTCCGTCAGGGTCCCCAGCGTCGAGGCGGTCGCCTTGCGCGGGATGCTCAGCGAGTCGCGCAGGCCCGTCAGCACCCGGGCGCCCAGGCGCGGCATCACCAGCGCGTTGCGCAGTGCGTCGTTCCACAGGTCGGCGCGTACCGTGGTCTGCACCAGGTTGCCGGCTTCGGTGGTAGTACCGACGTTGAAGTCACGCGACAGCAGCACGTCCATCGGGATGAAAAACCCTTCCGGGGAACGGCCAAACAGGCGCGCGGTCGCATCCGAGCATTCACGCTCGAAACCTGCCTGCGCCCAGTCGCGATCGGCGGCGGCTAGCACGGCGCGAAACAGCGAATAACGCCTGATTTCGTGCTTGCTCATGTCGAGGATCATGGGCTTGGCATTGGCCTGCGCGGCCTCCATCTTCGCGAGGATCAGGTCCTTGAACTGCTCGATGCTGCGGCCCTGGCGAATGGCGTCGGCGATGTCGCGCTGGCCGACGTACTTGGCATAGGTTTCGCCCAGGTCCAGGATGCCTTTGACGCGGTCGGCGTCGGACATCTGGGGCGCCATGGCGCGGACTTCGGCGTTTGCGCCCGCCGGGGCGGTTTGTTGCTGGTCCATACTCTGGACTCCTTTCGCGGTGGCGGCGGGCTGTGCCGCCGGTTGAAAATACTGGCGCCCGACGCCGACGGTGGCGTCGGCCGGCACGGACACGATCGACGCCTCGAACGGCGTCCATTTCGTCACCCGGAAAACGTCGTCCTTGCCTTCCTCGACCTTTTCCCGCTTCATCTCATCGACCCGGTAGCCGATCGACATCTCGCGGTGGCCCTCGCGCACCTTCTGCGCGACGCGTTGCGATTCGTCGTCTGAGAAAAACCGCAGGTCGGCCTTGAGCCGCTTGCCCTCGACGCGGACGTTTTCGGCGCGGCCGATCAGGGTGTCGGCAGAGTAGCCGTCGTGGCCGAAGAGCAGGGGCAGTCCGTCGGCAGCGCGCTCCAGGTTGATTGCGCCTTTCGAGTGATCGAGGATCTCGACGCCGAACCAGCGCCGATACGGGTCTTCCGAGCTGATCGAGGCCGTGAAGCGCTCCGGTTCGTCGCCCTCGGCGGCGCGGTGCTCCAGCGTGATGCCGCGCAGCAGGTTGTCGCCTGCCTGCGGCGCGCGTCGTTGTTCCATGGTCAGGCTCCCGTCACGGCGCGCAGGGTGCGCGCGGGTTTGTCTTCGGCGTCATCGGCCTCGTCGGCGTCCGATTCCGGCGCAGCCGGCGCGGTTTCCAGCGGGCCGAAGCGCGCGTCCTCCTGCTCGATCTCGGCAAACACCTCGTCCGGGTCTTCGCCGCGCTCCAGGATCAGCCGCCGGCGGCTGGTCAGCTTGAGCTTGAGGTTGGTCTCGGCGGCGGCGGCTTCCTTGACCGGGTCGATGCCGGCCCAGCGCCGCGGCTGCCAGCTGGCGGCAGCCACGTACTGCGCCAGGCGCGCGGCATCGAGCGTGCGCAGGTCATCGACCTTGAGCAGCGCCTTTTCCAGCCAGGCGGCGAACACGTCGCCATGCAGCGCGCAGGTCAGCCACGCCTGCGCCCACTTGTAGAACTCGCGCTCCTCCAGGATGCCGACGCGGGCGGAGGAGTAATTCACCGACTCCAGGTCGTTGCCCAGGCTCACGTAGCTCACGCCCAGGCCGGAGGCGGCGCCGCGCAGCGTGGCCTTGACGTACTCGCCGTGGCCAACGTGCGGGTAGTCGCTCTCAAAGGGGCGGAAGTCGTAGCCGTCCGGCAGCGTGTCGTAGGTGCCCGGCGCGGTGGTCGCGTACTTCTCGGCCACGGCCTTGAGCTTGGCCACTTCCTCGGCGCTCAGCACCTTGCCGGCGGCCTTGGCCTGCTCGAGCACCGACGAGACGATGGTATCGGCGATGCCGGGCGGCGCCTCGCCGTTCGGGCTGACGAAAAAGCCGATGCGCTTGGCGGCGTTGCTGCTCGCCACCATGGCGGCCTTCTCGAAGTCGCGGATCAGCCACAGGCGCTGCGCGGCGGTGGCCGTCCAGGGCATGCCGCGCACCTGGCCGGGCTCTTCGGCGACGAAGCGATGGATGATCTCGGCGGCCGGCACGCGCACGTGGTCGTAGCTGCCGGTGGTCTCGAAAGCCGTGCGCGCGCCGTTGCGGATGTGGTAGGCGAGCGGCGCACCGTACTCGTCGATCTCCACGCCCATGACAATGCGGCGGTTGCCATCGAGCACGCGGTTGAAGCCGACGTCCAGGAGGACCGGGTCGATCAGCTGCAGCTGGAAGCCGTGCGGGCCGCGCGGCAGCTTGCGCAGCAGGAATTCGCCGTCGCGCGCCAGGCATTCCAGGCACAGCCGCTCCACGTCTGACCATTCCAGGGCGCCGGAGGCATCGCACGAGCCGCGCACGCCCCAAGCGCGCCATCCGGACTCCACGCGGTCATTGACCGGAGTATTCGGCCTGCCGTCGCGCAGGCTCATGCGCATCTGCAGGCGCAGGCCGAGCGGCCCGAGGATGTTGCTGACCAGCAGTTGGCGGTAGCGGCGCACGTAGTCGTTGTTGCGCCACAGGCCGCGCGAGCGGGCCACCGCGATCGGCAGCGAGGCGCCGGCGTCCTCGTTGAGGGTAAGCGATTCGGAGCCCCATCCGGCGGTCCACGCGGGCGTCTGCGCCACCTCCATCAGCCGCTGCAGCTCGGCGGCGGCCGACTTGTCCGAGGCGCGGCGCGCGCGCCAGGCGGAGAACCAGCCCATCAGCTGACGCCCCGGTACTGCACCCGGCCGGGCGGCGCGGCTTCCTGCCCGGCGCCGATGGCGGCGTAGTAGCGCTCTGTCGAGACCTGCTGCTCGAGGTAGCGGACGCGCGTGAGCAGTTTCCCGGAATCTTCGTAGGTCACCTGCCTGTCGCCGACCGTGTAACTCAGTACGCCGCGATTCCAGGCCGTGCGCGCGGCCTCCAGCTCGATCTCGGCGGCGCTGCGCGGGTCGGCGGCGGCGGCCGTGCGCAGGTTCGGCAGTACGGTGAAGGCCGGATCGTCATGGACGGTGACGTACTCGCCGGCCTTGGAGACGTAGCCGACCAGCCGGCAGCGGCCGGCGACCAAAGCCGCGGTCGTAGTCGCGGAGAGCGTGGCGGTATAGGTGCCGCCGCTGCCGGTGGTGGAGATGTCGGCCGGGGTACCGGCCGAGGGGATCAGGCGGTAAGCGAGCGTCCAGCCCGCCGAGGGCGGATAGGTCGGGTCGTCGCGGGTCCAGCTGACCGTGTCGCCCGCGCGGATGGAACTCGGCTCCATGGCGCGGCATCATGGACGCCTCGTTTTGCCGTTTCTAGCCGCGAACGGCAGAAATAGAAACGGCGGCCGAAGCCGCCGCTGCTATGCGCCGAAGCGCCCTTGCCTTACCCCGCCTCGCCCTGCCACGCCGAGCCGCGCTCTAAACACTTCATTTCCCCCTAACCACCATCCGCGCCGTGCGCTCCGCGGTCCCCTGCTCGACCAGCGCGCGGATGCGAGTGATCTCGACCTGGCGTACCTCCGGGTCGTGCTTCGGCACCATGACCCGCACGCCGCCCCATTCCTGCAGCAGCCGGGCGCGGATCTGCTCCGCGCTGGCGCGCCCGGTCTCCGCCTCGAATACGGCCTGCTGCAACCAGTCCAGAAACTCGCTCACGGTGCGCCCTCCCCTCATTTCGGCGTCAGCATCAGGTAGCCGGTGTCACGCGCAACACTGCGCGCCTCGTGCGTGGCGGCAAACAGTTGCCGGATCCAGTCGGCGCCACGCGCCGCCGGCTGCGGAAATTCGGGCGGCAGCGGACCGGACTCGTAGTCGCCTGACTCGATCAGGCGCAGATCGTCGATCAGGATCACGTCGCGCCCCGGGCGGCGGGCGAGGATATCCAGCTCGCGGCGCAGGGGCAGGCGGATGTCCTCCGGGATGCCGTCGGCCTGGTAGTCGCGCAGGCCGAAGTCCGCGCCGGG